CAGGCGATCCGGTTCACCACCGAGACGCTTTCGGGCACGCCCAAGACCACCACCAGCGCCGAGAACCGCGTCGATCGCATGAGCGGCGGCGAGATCGTCACCGGCCTCGATGTCGGCGGCGCGATCAACGGCGAACTCAGCCCCGATCTTGCCTATCAGCTGCTGTTTCAAATGGGGATGATGAACCCGCCGCTGCCCGCGCTGGCGCAGCCCGCCGGCGCGATCACGCTGACCAAGGACGCGAGCAATCCGCAGCTGGCCACGCTCGCGCTCGCCGGCGCAACCTTTGCCAGCGATTACGCGCCCGGCGACATGCTGCTGCTCTCGGGATTTTCCACCGAGGCCAACAACGGCCCCGCGCAGATCGCCCAGATCACCGACGAAACCCATCTGCAGGCGATCGTCAAACCCGATGCCGCCGACGAGGTCTCCGGCGCGACCGGCCTGATCACCCGCCCGGCTTCGCTGGCGATCGGCTCGAACGTGATCTCGGCGACCTTTTCCAAGGCCTACACCGATGTGCTGCACATGGCCTCGGGCGACCAGCATTCGCAGCGCTATTCGGGGGGCATCGTCAACGGCTTCGAGGTTTCGCTGACTTATGGCGCGATCGTCACCTGCGTGTTCAATCTGCTCGCCAACGGCTACCTGCAGGAACATCCGAGCCTGCTCCAACAGATCGAGGCGGCGGGCGGCTCGGTCGCCGGGGCCGGCACCGGGCAGCAGCTGAACGCCTCGATCGACATGGGCCTCGTCACCGTCGATGGCCAGCCCACCGCCTATTGCATCGAGAGCCTCAAGATCACGCTCGAGAACGGCTCGACCCCGCAGAACTGCCTCGGGCGCGCCGCGCCGACCCGGTACAATCTCGGCACCGCCGCCATCAAGATCGACGCCTCGATCTACCTGTCCGATGGCTCCTACGACGCCTTCATGCCCGGCAAGCTCGCCGCCAGCCCACTCGGCATGCTGTTCGCGGCGGGCAACGAAGACGGCGGCTATGCTTTCAAGCTGCCGGCGGCGCAGCTGTCGTTTCCCGATCCGGCCGTCACCGGCCTCAACGCCCCGGTGATGATCGCCGCCTCGGGCATCGCGCGCGTCGGCCCGGCCAGCGATCCCTCGGCCCTGACGATCTATTACTGGGGCGCGCCGCCGGCCTCGCCGTCCGCGCCGCCGGTCCTGGCTGCGCTCACCGGCAGTTTCACGCTGCCCGACACCGCCGCGCAAGGCGACATCGCTGGCGCGATCCTCGGCAAGCACGGCGGCTCGACGCTTTCGCTGACCGACGACGCCGGCGGCATGGTCGCGCTATCGGGCACCAACGTGGTGCGCGGGGCTGCGCCGCTCGACTATGCCAGCGCGCCCACTCCGCCGTTTACGCTGCGCGAGACGTTCGCCTCGGCGAGCAACAGTCCGCGCGATACGACGCTGACCTTGTTCGTGACCAGCGCCAGCTCGCCGCTGGCGATGCCGGCCATCGCGCCCACCGCGACCCAGACCACCTACCCGATCGAACTCTCGGCAGACCTCGCGCTGATCCCGTCAACCGACGAATTGCAGGTGGTCGTCTCGCCCAATCTCGATATGAGCAGCCCGATTTTCACCTCGGCGTGGGTCACAACCGGCAACGGCGGCGCGCTGGTGTTTCCGGGCCTCGAGGCGATCACCGCCAGCTCGGGCGAGGTGTTCGTCGCGCTGCGGCGCAACTCGGGCACCGCGATCGGGCCGTTCGGCAATGTGCTCAAATGGGGCGACACCACGCCGCCCATCGCCTCGGGCGGCGGCAGTGTCACCCTGAACGAGCATCTGCACGTCGCGATTCCGGTCTCGTTCAACGAACCCGTTTATCCGGCGCTCGCCGGGACCAACGGCGGCTCATTCGAGTTCGCCGGCACGCAGCCGGGAACCGCGTTCATGGTGCGCTTGGTCGGCGACGGCCTAACCGATTACGAGACCGCGCCCTCGCTGGCGGCAACGGTGTCGGGCACCGATCTCGGCGGCAATGTCAGCAATGCGATTGCGATCGCCGTGACGATCATCAACGATCCGAGCGATGATCCGCCCTACGATTACACGCAATATGCCGCCGGCTATGAGATCAAGGTGGCGGGCGCGGTGTTTCAGGATACCGCCGGCACGATTCCAGCCACGGCGCAGGGCGATCCGGTGCGCCGGGTCAACGACCTTTCGGGCAACGGCATGCACCTGACGATGCCCACCGGCGGCGATCACTGGATTCTCAATCTCGATCCCACCGGCGTGCTCAAATGGCTGACGCCCAATTCGCCAACTTCGCGGCTGTCGAACACCGCGCTGCAACTCTACACGGGCAGTGTCTGGCAGCGGATGAGCGCGCTGATGATCAACGTCGCGACAGTCAATGCCCGGCTGTTCCATTCGGGCGACGGCGTTGTCGCGGGGCTGCTCTACGAAATGGATGCCGCCAATCTCGGCACCTATGACGGCGCGGGGCCTTCGGCGGAATGTCCGGTCTCGGTCGGCGTCAACCACACGATCCTCGAGAACCACGGCTCGGGCGATTCCTGGCTGGCTGCCGATGGCGCGACCCCGCCCGCCGGCGGCTGGGCTGGCAACACCACGGTCAACGGCCTGACGCTCGGCAACCACGCAGCCGACACCGGGCCGGGATCGCAGACGCCCGACTTCCGCCTCTATGCTTTCGCCATCGCCAACAACGCCACCTTTGGCCCGACCGAGGCGGCGCTGCGCGCGCACCTCGAGACGCTGTTTGCCTGAGAGGATGGGATATGACCGTCGATCCTGCCACTGGGAACCTGCACGGAGTCTGGTCGCGCACGCGCAAGGTCATCGGCGCGGGCGGCTGGTCGATCAAGCTCTGTCAGGCCGGCGATGGCACGAAGCTCGTCTCGAACGATGTCGCGCGGCCCTATTACCGCAAGCCCGGCGATCCCGAATGGACGCCCTTCCTCCGCATGGGCGACAACTATCAGCCAACGGGGCGGCACTGGTCGGGCACCTATACCTCGGCGATTTGCTGGTCGAACTCGGACGTCATGGTCAGCCATATCGGCGGCGAATTGTGGAAGACGACCGATGGCGGCGCGAATGTCACGCTCCTCCCGAATTTCCCCGCCGATGGCTATGCCTGGTCGAACGACTATCAAAACAAGATCCACGGCAGCCCACTCGAGATCGATCCGGCCAATCCCGCGGTCATCTGGTGGGGCGGCCCCGTCAACGGAATCTCCTATTCGATCGACGGCGGCGACAACTGGACGCAGGTGCCGCTCGCCACGATCCCGGCCTCGGGCGATACGTCGGACGGCGGCGGGCGTCCCTATTCGATCGCCTTCGACCGCTCGTCGCCGGTCACCGCCGGCAGAACGCAGGGCATCTATATCCACTCGTATGGCCACGGCCTCTATCATTCGCCCGATGGCGGCGCGTCCTTTGCGCTGATGCCGGGATCGCCCGCCGCATGCTCGACGCTCGCCATCGGCCTCGATGGGGTCATTCACATTTGCGGCCCTGGCACCGGCGCGAGCGCGGACGGCCCCTATTATCGCTATGCCGCCGGGGCGTGGTCGGCGGCGGGGCCGAGCGGCGAATCGGTTTGCCTTTCCGCCGTCCATCCGGGGAACGTCTATATCGTCAACGGTGCCGGGCAGCTGGCCTGCTCGTTCGACAACGGCGCGAGCTGGACGGGATTCGTCCATTTCACCCAGCACGCCACGCACATCCGATGGTTCGACGTGACGAATGAATGGTACATGTCGCACGGCAAGGCGATCGTCGATGTCATCACCGACAATCTCTGCATCGCCGAAGGCATCGGCTACTGGGAGGTGCAGGCCCCGCTCGCGGCCCCCGGCGACTACGCGCTGGCGCTCTACGAGCAGTCGATCGGAATCGAGGACATCGTTACCCAGAACATTCGCGTCCGGGGCGATGGCAAGGCCTATTTTGCCGGCATGGACCGCCCGGTGTTCGCGATCCCGCGCGCCGAGGCCGGCGTGCTGTTTCCCGCCTCGCATGGCTATGTCGGCACCAACCGCGCGATCTATCACGGCGGCGATGTCGATTATAATCCGGCGAATCCGAACCGGCTGGTGGTGCCGATCTATGCGTTCCCCGATCTCGCCAGTTCGGACGGCGGGGCAAGCTGGCAGGACACCGGCAATGGCCTGCAAAATGCAGTCGGCCCGGCGCCGGGCGGCTATGCCGGCGGCGGCAATGTCGCGGTCCTGACCGACGACATCTGGCTGCGCCTCTTGACCAGTGATCAGGGCCTCTGGCGCACTGCGGACGGCGGGCGCTCCTACGCGCAAATACGGATTGGCAACGGCCTCGACCAGACCAGCCACCACGCCTATTTCATCGCGCGCCGGGCGCTGGTCGCCGATCGCTATGTGCCCGGCCGGGCGCTGCTCAACTGGACCGGCAACGGCAACAATCCCTCCGATCCGAATTTTCTCGCCTGCCGGGGCCTGTGGGAGACGCTCGATTATGGGCAGAATTTCGCGCGCATCCTCGACGGCCCGATCGAGAGCTACACCGGCGATTTCTGGCACGGCAAATTGTTCCAGCGCAGCCCACTCGACTGGTGGCATCATGGCTGCGATGGCTCGCTGGCGCTGCGGCGCTCGATCGACAACGGCCACCACTGGGCGAATGTCGACGGCACCGATGATCAGGGCCTCGGCACGACCTTCAGCCAGGTCGACGGCCTCGGGTTTGGCCCTCCGGCGCTCGCGGGCGAAGCGCCGGTGATTTATGTGCTCGGCTATCGGCTGAACGGCAACTACGCGCCGCCCGATTATAGCGGCTACGGCATCTGGCTGTCGCGCGACGACGGGGCTTTCTGGACCCGGATCATGCAGTTCGGCGACGAGCCTTTTGTCTATTCGGATTGCGGGGCCGGCGATCCCGGCCAGTTCGGGATTTTCTATACGGGCAACACGACCGAGGCCGCGACCAAGGTCTCGTTTTCCGATACGCGCTTGCTGCAAGGCTCGACCGCAACCCCGACGCCAACGCCGCCGCCGGCCTTCACCACGCAGCCCTCGATCACGCCCGCCTCGGGTCTGGTCGGGGATACCTTCACCGCGCACGACGGCGCCGCCAGCGATGCGACGAGTTTCACCCGGCAATGGCTGCTCTCGGGCACCGCGATCGGCACCGGCACGACCATCGTGCCAGCCTCGGCGGGTTCGCTGGTCCTGCGCTCGACCGCGCACGGCCTTGGCGGCACGGTCACCGCGCCCGATACCGCCGCCGTCACCGTCAGCCCGACGCCCACGCCCACGCCCGGCGGCTTCGCGTTCAATCCGGCCGACAAGAATCCCGATCTGATCCTGTCGAACGCCAACCACACGGCGGCGAACGGCGGCAACAGTTCCTATGAAAGCGTCCGGGGCGTGACGGCATCGCCGAGCACCGGGAAAGCGCATTTGGCACTTCACGTCGATGCCAATCCCTCGACGACGGTGGCGCTCGGCATGGCTTGGTCGGGGGCCGATCTCACCGCGCCGCCCTGGACTTCGTTAAGCGATTGGGTGATGCAATACGTCGGCTACGGGCATGTCACCTTCCATGGCTCGGACCTGAATCCGCTGCCGACTTTCACCACCGGCGATACCGTCGAAATGTGCGTCGATTTCGATGCCAATCTCGCGTGGTTCATTCTGAACGGCGCCTCGATCAGCGGCGATCCGGCAGCCGGGACCGGCGGCTTTGATTTCAATGCCGGCAGCTATTTCCCTTATGTGCAGGTCGCGACCGGCGATCAGGTCACCACCATTCCCGGCAGCCCGCCGGCGGGATTCTCGCCATGGGACGGCGGCGCGCGCGGGACGCGCGGCGGCGGCGCGCCCTATGCGCGCAAACGCAACGGCGCATCGGGGCGCAAGCGCAGAAAGCCCGATTGAGGAGGACCGAACATGTCGAGCGCCAATGCTGTCGAACTGGTGCTGCTGCCCGAGGACACCTATGGGACCACGCCGCCGCTGGATACCGCGCAGGCGGCGCGAATCCGCTTCACCACCGAGACGCTCTCGGGCACGCCCAAGACGACGACGAGCGCCGAAAACCGCGTCGATCGCATGAGCGGCGGCGAGATCGTCACCGGCCTCGATGTCGGCGGCGCGATCAATGGCGAACTCAGCCCCGACGAGGTCTATCAACGCCTGTTCCAAATGGGCATGATGGACGCCTCGCCCGCGCCCGCCGTGCCCGCGCTCGATCTTTCCGGCGGCTCCTATGCCAAGGACCAGACCAACCCGCAGCTGGCCACATTGGGCCTCGGCACCGGGGCTTTTGAGACCAGCTACGCGGTCGGGCAACTGCTGCTGTTCACCGGCTTCGCCAATGACGCCAACAACGGCGCGGCGCAGATCGTCTCGATTGCCGCCGATGGCCGGACGATGCAGGTGACCGCACGCAGCGAGGCGATCGACGTTCCCGCGATCCCGGCGGGCGTTTCCGTCATCGCCCCCGAATCGGTCGAGATCCGCGCCGACGTGATCGCGGCGACCTTTTCCAAGGCCTACACCGATGTGCTCCACGATCCGACAACCGACGCGCATTCGCAGCGCTATTCGGGCGGCATCGTCAACGGCTTCGAGGTTTCGCTGACCTATGGCGCGATTGTCACTTGCGTGTTCAACATTCTCGCCAACGGCTATGTGCAGGAAACCCCGAGCCTCGATCAGCAGATCATCGCGGCGGGCGGCGCGGTCGCCGAGGCCGGCACCGCGCAGCAGCTGAACGCCTCGATCGACATGGGCCTCGTTACCGTCGACGGCCTGCCGACCGCCTATTGCATCGAGAGCCTCAAGATCACGCTGGAAAACGGCAACACGCCGCAGAACTGCCTCGGGCATCCCGCGCCGACCCGCTATCAGGCGGGCACCGCGGCAATCAAGATCGACGCCTCGATCTATCTGGCCGATGCCGCCTACGACGCCTTCATGCCCGGCAAGCTGGCGGCGACCCCCATCGGCATGATGTTCGCCACCAGCAACGAGGACGGCGGCTATGCCTTCGACCTCGCGGCGGTCCAGCTGTCGTTTCCCGATCCCGCCGTCACCGGATTGAACGCCCCGGTGATGATCGCCGCCACCGGCACGGCCAAGGTCGGCCCCGGCGGCGCGAGCGCGCTGCGCGTCTATTACTGGTAAGGAGCCTTGACCATGGACATGGAACTGTATCGCGTGCCGCTCTCGGTTCGCGAGGGCGTCGATATTGATCTGCCCGGCGCGAAGGGCGCGACCTTCCGCGTGCGGCTGCCGTCCAAATACAATCGCGAATACCAGCACGCGCACCAGCGCGCGGTCAAGATGCGGGTGGGATCGGACGGCAAGCCTGATTTCACCCAGACCAATGTTCTCGAATGGCAGGACGCGCGCCACGAGGCCTTCCTCGATCACTGCGTGGTCGGGATGCCCGAGGGCATGACCCGCGAAAAGCTGGCCGGCGAATATCGCCCCGCGCTCGAGGCGCTCTACGCCAAGGCGTCCGAAATGGCCGAGGCCGAAGACGACGAGGCCATCGAAACCGTAAAAAAGTTGAAGGCCTGATCGGCTGGCAAGCCGAGTGGGCCGGAAGGGAACAAACCTATGAATACCTCGCCCGCACCGGGCGAATCCGGCCAGAGCATCGCCGCCCGGAGATCTATGGCGCGGACTGGCTCATGCAGATGTTCTTTGAACTCTCCACCTGCCGGGCGATCGGCATGGCCGGTTTCGGGCCGATCCCGGCGACCGCGATCTGGGCCTACGTCGATCGCTATCGCCTGCCCGACTGGACGATCGACGCGATCTATTCGCTCGACGCGGCCTGGCTGGCGCGCATGCGCAAGGCCGCGCCCGATCCGGGCTGAAAGAGGCTAGGCCATGGCGAGCAGCGAACAGCGGATTGTCGAACTGATCCTCAAGGCGATCGGCGACGACGAAGTCAAGAAGATGGCCAGCGAGCTGCTCGCGCTGCGCCGTTCCGCCGAGGATTCGCAAAAATCGTTGCACGATGTCAGCGCGCAAATCACCGAACTCGGCGAGAAGGCGAAGAAAGCCGCCGAGGTCGTCGGACTCTACGAGATTTTCGAGAAGGCGACCGAAGCCGCGAAGCAAGCCATTGAGCAGATGGAAACCTTGGCCAAGTCGATCCAGAAGGTCGGGATCGCCGCCGCCGATCTGCAAAAGCTGCAATTTGCCGCGCAGCAGTCGGGCGTGGGCATCGAGGCCCTCGAAAAGGGTATGGTCAAGCTCTCGGTCAACATGGCCAACCTTTCGGGCAAGGCCACGCCAGCGACCCGCGAACTGGCGAACCTGGGCATCACGGCCAAAACCTCGACGCTCGAGGCGATGGAAAAACTCGCCGACCAGTTCGCCAAGATGCCCGACGGCGCGCAGAAGACCGCGCTCGCCGTCGCCGAGTTTGGCAAGGCTGGCGCCGAACTGATCCCACTCCTGAACCGGGGCGGCGAAGGCATCAAGGAATTGTCCGACGAGGCCGAGAAGCTCGGCATCGTGCTTAAGGGCGAGACGATCGCCGGCGGGCGCGCGCTCGCCGAGGAACTGAACAAGCTCGAATTGCAAGTGACCGCGGTGACCGAGAAGATCCTCGGCGGCATGGCACCGGCGCTGATCACGCTGGCCAAGTATCTGAGCGAATCGACGGACAAGGGCACCGATTTTGCCAAGATGGGCCGCGACATCGGCGATGCCGTTGAGCAGGCGACCGAGCAGCTGGCCAGAGGCGTGGCCTATGTCAAGGCCTATGGCGCGGCGGTTCAGGATGTGCTCGAGGCCAAGAATGCCGCGTGGCAGAGCCTGTCCTACACATTCTCGGATGCCCACGCCGCGCGCAGCCTCGAGGATTCGGCCAAGTCCTATCTGAAGTCGGCGCAGTCAATGTATCTGGGCGCCGCCAGCCAAGCCGATGCCGCCGCCAAACATGTCGCGGACACCTACAAGCAAACCACCGAGGAGATTCAGGCGGCGGGCGCCAAGCTCGACAAGGGCGGGCAGGGCACCGGCGATGGCGATCTGGGAAGCCTCGCCGGGCCGGGCCACCAGAAGAAGGTCAAGACGCCGGTCGATACCACCTATCGCGATGCCATGAAGGAGCTGACCGAGCAGCTCAAACTCTACGAGAATGCCGCCGAGGACGCGCTGAAAGTGACGCTCACGCAGCGCGAGGCGTGGGACAAGAGCGCCACCGCCCTGAACAATGCCGCCGATCCCCTGCGCCAGTACCTCGCGGATTCCGCCAAACTGATCGAGTTGCAGAAAAACAGCAATCTCAGCCAAGCCGCCGCAGACCTCGAAATGAAGAACATCACCCAGCGCTACGATGATCAGAAAGAGAAACTCTACGAAAACACCGACGCTTACAAGGCGAACCAGCTGGCGATTCAGCAGCACGCCGAAATGTTGCAGAAATTGCAGCAGACGTGGGGCTTCGTCGCCGACGCCGCCGCCGAGGCGACCAACTCGATCATTCAGAGCACCGAGTCCATCGGCACCGCCGTGCGCCGGATGGTCGCGACGATCATTTCGCAGCTGGTCAAGCTCGAGCTGGAAAAATTCGCCACCCAGCTGCTCTCGGGCCTGTTCGGCAGCAGCCTTAGCCAGGTCAATTACGGCAATCTTTCCAGCGCCGCCGCCACCGTCAAGATTCCGGGTTTCGCCTCGGGCGGTGTCGTCGGCGCGCCGACCGCCTTCGCCTCGCCCGGCGGCATCGGCATCGCCGGCGAGGCCGGGCCGGAAATGATCGCGCCCCTGAAACGCGATTCCTCGGGCAATCTCGGCGTGGGCGCGGTGCAGCCGCACGTCACCGTCAACAATTATCACGGCGGCGCCGATGTCGCGGTCAGCCAGACGCCGCAGGGATTGCAGATCGACGTGGTGCGCAAGCAACTCGCCGACGACATCGCGCGCGGCGGCAATCCCGTCTCGCGCGCGCTCGAACGCACCTATGGCGTGGGCCGCTATGCGGGGGCCTACGGATGACCATCAGCCAGGAACTGCAGCGGATTTACGCGAGCGCGCCCGATACCGAGGAGGTCTGGGAAACCCTCGAATTGCGCCACCCGCTGTTCTCGCAATACTGGTTCATCACCAACACCGCGCTGCCGTTCTCGGCCAATCTCGAAACCGGCCAGCTGGTGGACTTTATCTGCCTGCCGTTCACCGCGAAGCTGCCCGCCGCCACTTCGGGCGGCACGCAGGATTTGCAAATCTCGATCGATAACGTCGACCGCGAGATCATCCTAGAACTCGAGCGCGCCGCGCAGAACCCGCGCCAGCAAATCGTGCTGATCTACCGCGCCTATGCGAGCACCGACCTTTCGGCCCCCGGCTCCGATCCGATTCAACTCTCGATCAGCGACATCAGCGCGAGCCTGACGCGCGTCGATGCCACCGCCTCGCGCACCGACGTGCTCAACCGCGCCTTTCCCTCGATCCTCTACGAGGTCGATATTTTTCCGGGCCTCGATCGATGATCGCCGCGCTCGATCTGCGCGCGCCCGACGCTTTCGTGAACGGCTGGATCGGCGCGCCCTTCGCATGGGACGGGCGCAGCCCCGCCGGAGTCGATTGCTGGGGGCTGGTCTGGTGCTGGCATCGCGATGTGCTCGGGATCGATCTGCCCGACTGGGTCAAGGGCACCCAGAATCGCGCTTGGGTGCTGCGCACGATCGCCGCCGAGCATGAAAGCCACTGGGCGCGGCTGGCCTCGCCCGTCGCCGGCTGCATCGTGTTGTCGATCCCGTCGAGCCGCCCGGCGCACGTCGGGATTTTCTGGCGCGGGGGCGTGCTCCACGCGGACGAGCGGGCTGGCGTGATCTGGCAGCCGCTGCCGCTGTTCGCGCTGTTCCACCCTGGCCACGAGTTCGGGCGCTATGATGCCCACGGGCGGCGGCCGTGAGCGAGCTGCCGGTCACCATCGCCGTCCAGCGCAATCCGCTCGACGCGGCGCGGCGCGAGCTGCACGAGGAAGACCCCGGCGGCTGGTTCATCGACTGGCTGACCGAGCATTATCCCAAGGGCTTCGGCGGCGGCATCACCTTGATGCGCAACGGGCGCGAGATCGAGGTCGCCGAGGCCGATTTTCTGACCGAGCCGGGCGATCTGATCACCATTGTCGTGCATCCGGGCGTGCATATCGCGTTCACCACGCTGCTCATTCAGGCGCTGATCGGCGCGGCGATCTCGGGCGTCACCGCGCTGATTTTCAATTTCATCTTTGGCAAGCCCAAGGCCCCGGCCTCGAGCACCATCCCGCAGCCCGATCCGATCTATGCGATCAGCGGCGCGCAGAACGCGGCGCGGCTCGGCGATCCGGTGCCGGTGCTCTACGGGCGCATGCTGACGACGCCCGATTATGCCGCGCAGCCCTACACCTATTTCGACGGCAACAATCAGTATCTGGCCGAGATCCTGTGCATCGGCTGGGGCGAGTTCGATCTCAACGACGTGCTGATCGGCGACACCACCCCGGTCTCGGCGCTGCAAAGCAATGCCGTCACATTCTGGAAATTCGGCCCCGGCGACCACCATCAGGTCATGGGCCAGATCGAGGCGCAAACGGGCGTCATGGAAAACGTGGTTTCCAGCCCCGAGGTCAACAATCAGGAGTTCAGTCAGGCCCCGCCGGTTTCGGGCAATGTGTTTGAGGCCAGCCAGCTGGTCGCCAATTTTATCGCGCCCAACCGGATCGACAACGTGGTGATCGGGCCGCTCGCCAATGTGCAAGGCTACGACTGGATGCAGGTTTCGGGCACCGACAGCAACGACCGCACCTATTCGGTCGCCGGTTATATCGCCGGCCAGGACGGCAACACGTGGAGTATCATCGTCAACGAGAACACCATCGTCGCCGAAAATTTCGAGGGCGGCACGCGGACCTTCATCATGCGCTGGTTCAACAGCGCCGACACCGCCAACACCATCGGCCCGTTCATCGCCGCCAAGCCCGGCGCGATCGGCAATCGGATCATCTGCGACTTTGTCTTCGCGCAGGGGCTTTATGACGTCAATCAGAGCACCGGCGCGATCAGCTACATGACCGCGACATTCGAGATCCAGTATCAGCCGATCGACGCGAGCGGCAATCCGGCTGGCGGCTGGACGGCCTTTCCGGTCAGTGTGACGCAGGCGACGACCACGCCCTTGCGCCTCACCTATGCGATCGACGTCGCCCCGGCGCGCTATCGCGTGCAGGTCGTGCAGACCTCGCCGCCGCCGCCCTCGGGCCGCGCGCAATCAAATTTTACATGGACCGCCTTGAAGTTCCGGCTCGTGAACGCGACGGGGCCGGTCTATGGCCAATCGACGCTGCTCGTCCTGCGAATCCGCGCAACCAACGGCATCACCGGCAGCGCGAGTTCGCGGATCACCGCCGACGTGACGCGCCGTCTGCCATCGCTCGGCAGCGGCCCCTTGCGCGCCACGACCGATCCCGCCGACGCTTTCGTCGACATCTACTCGAGCACAATCTATGGCGCGCGCCGCCCGCTCTCCGAGATCGACATTCCCGAATTGCAGCGGCTGCAGACGCATTGGGCCGGGCAGGCGGTGTTCAACGGCGGCTTCGCGCAAAAATCGACGATCTGGGAAGCGCTGGGCATCGTCATGCAGACCGCCGGCGCGGCGCCGCTGCCCTTGGGCCAGCTGATGAGCGTGGCGCAGGACGGCGTGAAGGCGATGCGCACGCAGTTCTTTTCGGACGCCAACATGACCAAGGGATCGCTGTCGATCGGCTATGCCTTCGACAAGCCCGGCGATCATGACGGCGTGCGCGTCGGCTATCGTGATCCGGCAACATGGAACGAACTTTATGCGCTCTGGCCAGCCGGCTCGCTCGATCCCAATGCCGTCGAGCTGTTCGGCTGCACCGATGGCGGGCAGGCGCTCGGCTTCGCCCGGCTGCTCTGGCAAAAGCAGCAGGGCCAGCGCAAGACGGCAAAATTCACCACCGAACTCGAGGGATTGATTCCGCGCCTCGGCGATCGGGTCGCGATTGCCACCCAGCTGCCACGCTGGGCCTCGGCTGGCGTGGTCTCGGGGGTCTCCGGTACCAGACTAAGGCTCGACGCTGCGGTCGACTGGAGCGCCCCCGAGGGCGGTTATTTTGTCATCCTGCGCAACGAGTACGGCGAACCGTCCAATCAGATTGCGATCTCGCCGGGATCGAATGACTTCGAGATCATTCTCGCCGCGCTGCCGCCGTTTCCGCTCTACGGCACCGGGTCGCAGGAGCCGACGCATTATGCGCTGGGAACGGCGATCGAGCAGGTGGCCGATTTTTCCGTCTCGAACGTCGAGCATCAGGGCGGTGTCTCGGTCGCGGTCGAGGCTGTCGCCTATGATCCGGCCAACTATGCCAACACCCTGCCATGGATGACGGTGCCGATATGAGCGCGCTTCCTCCCGTCCGAGCAACCACCGCCAGGGCGCGCGGCGGCCCGGCGAAATTGCCGCCGCTGCGCGCGGCGCGCGATCCCAGCCTGCCGCCGCCGACCTTCGACGATGATCTCTCGGTCTATCCGGCCGATTTTGTCGTCGCCGATCAATCGCCCTATTCCTATTCGGTCGACATGGGCCTCGTGCGCAGCGAGTTCGCCGCCGGCAATTCGCGCCAGCGCCGCGCCTACAATATCATGCCCCACATGATCGCGCTGACCTTCCACATGCGCGTCGAGGCCCTGTTCGTCTGGCAAAGCTGGATCAACGCCAACGCCTATACTTTCTTTCATTGCCCGGTCTCGACCATGTACGCGGGCGAGCCGCCGACGCCTGCCAATCTGCGTTACGAGATCCTGCGCTTCACCAGCGATCTCGCGGTGTCGATGGATGGCTGGGATTGGGTCGGCGTGACCGTCGCGGCGGAATTGTCGAACGATGCGCATTCGACCGCGCCGCCCGTCGCGCTCGGCGGCTGGCTGGTGGCAGGCCAGCCGAACGCGCCTTCGGTCAATACTTTCACCGGCGGCACGCCCGCCGCGCCTTCGCCCGATTGGGTCGAGGCCGGCACGCCCGACGCCCCGTCGAGTTTCTAAGGAGCCTTTGCCATGGCCAACACGCTCGCCCGCATGCGCCAGATCGTCGGTCTTTCCGCCGACTGGCAGGCGAACAACCTGATTCTGGGCGACGGCGAGATTGCGCTCGAGCGCACCGGGCCAGGGCAGGTCAAGGCGCGCATCGGCGACGGCGCGACCCAGTTTGAAAATTGCCCCTATCTGGGCGGCGCGCTCGATCTCGCCGCCGCCGATGGGCGCTATGTTCCGCAATCCCAGACTTTCGCCACCGGCGGCCCGGCGGCGGCGACCAAATGGCCGAGGCTCAATTCCAACGGCATGCTCGATCCGAGCTTGGTCAACCTGCCAGCAGCGGTTCATTACAAGGGCGCGACGGATGCGCTGGGCCAGCCGCCAGCCGGCGCGGTCGCGGGCGATCTCTACATCGTGCTCTATGCGGGCACGGTCGATGCCAGCTGGGGATCGCCGGCTGCGGGAACCGCCTGCAAGCCCGGCGACTGGCTGGTCAAGAACAACGCCGGCCAATGGCAGCTGATCCCGATCCAGACGGCGGGCACCGTCACCGAAGCGCCGACCGACGGCGGCTATTACGCGCGGCAGAACTCTGGCTGGTCGGACATCAAGACGGCGTTTGTGCAAAAGGCCGGCGATCAGATGACCGGGCAGCTGGGCCTCCGCTACGCGCCGAACGTGGCGGCAAGCTCGCTGCTCTGGACGGCGGGCGACATTTCGGTGATCGAAGCGCAGCCCGCGCTGATGTTCAACTCCTACTATACGAGCGGCTGGAAAACCGGATTGGCCGGCTATTCGGGCGCGATCAAGTACGACACGACCACCGGACAATTGCAATTTTCCACTTCGGCAACAAGCCAAGCCGCCGATGCGGCGAGCGATATTGTCTATCGCGGTTGCTTCGACAAATTCGGCGGGTTCAATGTCGGCACGGTCGGCGGCGATTATGGCGTCAACTGGGTCGGCGTTTTCCGCCGCGATCAGGATGCCATCACCATGCTCGGTGTCGTCAACGGCGACACCACAGTAAGTGCCCAAGCGACCGTGCGCATGATTACCGGCACCGGCAATTCCTTCTGGAGTCTCACCGTCGCGGACAATGCGGGCGCGCCCTTCGCCGAGACGGATTACGGCAGCGCGATCCATTCTTGGCGCGTAAATTTTGGCGGCACCGAAGTGCAGCGCCTGCTGCCGGACGGCACGCTCGGGATTAAATGTGTGCCTGTCGCCGGCACCAATGCACCTTTGCAAGTCTATGGGGATATTGGCTTGGTAAACGGGAGCTGCAACATCGGGTTTAATGCTTACTACCAAGGCGGCTGGCACACCTTCAACGCCGGAGCGCCGCTGATCGCGGCGTGGCAGGGCGCGAACAATTTTCTTTCATTTTTTGGCCAGCAGACCGCTGGCAGCGGCCCCGGACCCACGCCTGGCATTTACGAGTTCATGCGGATTTTGCCCAACGTGCTCGGCGGCAATCCGCAGTTGCGTATAGGCGCATCGGGCGTCGATATGAGCCGCAGCTACCCGGCACTGCTGCAGCTGAGTTTTGACTCGAACGTCAGTGGTGACGGGATGGCCTGCATGACGCCGCGCGTCGGCGGAACCGCGATCCAGTTCCAGACATCGTGGACCACGGTGGCGGGTTCCATCGTTCCCAACGGCAGCAGCACGAGCTACGGCACCAGCTCCGACGCGCGCCTGAAAACGAACATTGCCGACGCGCCCGACGCTGGCGCGATCATTGACGCGATCCGCGTCCGGCAATTCGACTGGCGCGGCGACGGCGCGCACGTCGCGTTTGGCATGATTGCGCAAGAACTGGCCAATCATTGCCCCGACGCGGTGCTGCCGCCCAACCCGCAAAAGGACGCGGACGACGCCCTGAGCAATCCCTGGATGACCGACAACGCCAAACTCGTGCCGCTGCTGATTCGGGAAATTCAGTCGCTGCGCGCGCGCGTGGCGAAACTGGAAATGCCCGCCTGATGCCGCGCCTGACCATGCTCGGGCCTCGGATGCGGATTGCCCAATTGGGCCGCGTGCGCGTGCTGACGACGGGCGCTGATCAGCGGATTCGCGGTCATGCGCTCGGCGCGATCAAGCGCAAGATTGCGAAGCGCTCGCGCGGCTGGTGCGAATGCGCGCTTTGTCGGCATTCGGATCACCCGCTGCCGGCGGAGCAGTACGACCATATCGTCCCACTCTGGGAAGGCGGCGGCAACGAGTTGGCCAACTGGCAGCATCTGAACGGCGACTGCCACAAGCGCAAGACCGCCGAGGAACTCCGTCGCCGGCTGGGAATCGAGGAGACAAGGCCATGCTGATCGAGATCCTGATCGCGCTGATCGTCGCGGGCGCTTTGCTCTATATCCTCGCGCTGCTGCCGATCGACGCCACGATGAAAAAGATCGCACAGGTGGTGATCATCGTCGCGATGGTCATCTGGCTGCTGCGCCTCGCCACCGGCGCGGTTCCGTGAATGCGATCCTCGAGATCATGGCGGCAATCGTGCTGCTGCTGCTGCTCGAAAGGATCACCCGTCTCTGACCCAGCCGCGCGCGCAAGGGCAATCCAAACCCGCTTTGGGCTGCCCTTGACAGGCCCCGCAATGGCGCATGCCTGCGCGCCGACCGATCGGGAATCGTCCGGGATGGCGTTCGATTTATGCGCAGCCTATGACAGGCGGCAGCGCGGCTAGGATCGCAAGGTCTGAAAAGCGCATGCAATCGCTCGGTCGAGACCCCTGATCCGCCCGCAATGGCTTGCATCGCCTGCCGCGCCCTGGACTCCCGATCTTTCCGGACTCGACCAACGCAGGCCGCGCGCTTATTCTGGGCGTGGCGCGGCTAGATTGGCCAATCGAAAAGCGGCGAGCGCGCGGGGTTCCGCCACGTTCCCTGTAATCCGTTTCACCGCCTGCCGCGCCACATGGGGCATGGCGTCCCTTCGGCGACAGGGCTATCAGCAAACCCGCCATGAGTTTCTATTGCCTCGTGACCGGCGTGCTGACTTCGGCCCCGCAACAGGTGGCCCGGAGCGCGACCAAGCGCCGACCATATTACCGCGGTTCATTGGTCATCGAAGCCGAGTCCGGGCAATGGCGTCCGGCGCGCTTCGCGACATGGTCGAGCACCGTCGCCGATGAGCTGGGCGGTCTCGATAAAGGTGACGCGGTCGCGATCGCGGGCCGCATGAGCCTCGGTGCCTACAGCCACGAGGGCGAGCCGCGAACCGCGATCAATATCCAGATCGATCGGCTGCTCTCGCTGCCGCGCCCCGCTCGCGCCCGGCGCAGCCTCGACGAGCATGATCCGGCGATCGAAAACGAACCCGAAGCCGAGGCCGACGCGCGCGCTGACACGGCTGCGCTGGGGGCTTCGCGATCGCCGGGGGGGGAGGCGCGGGAACTCGAGCGTCGATCCGGTTCAT